CTGCTGCTATTATGGTCACAATCACTCGAGCAGGTTGATGTAGTTTGGCTACTATTTGAATCATTCGATGAATCAGAAGTATTTCGCGAGCTATGTTTACTTTCTACATTTGGGTTTGTGTATACCAATTCCGTGTCTAAATCGGCATCGTTAAGTTGCATCGCGGTCGGCGGTAATACGTCGTCAGGAATGTGGGATATCAAATCATCAATCACAACCGCAGATATGTTACGTTTAGGCGTTTCTAATACTTGAAGACGCGGTTTATTGCCATGCGACCCATAGTTAAAGTATCCATCATTATCCACATGCGATGTCTTAAACAATATTTTGTTATTTTTATTGAAAAAGGCGGAACCTTGTAAATAGTCATAATCATCGGTAATATCCATTTTATATTGTTCCTGAATTCCGGTGAACGACCCGTAAAAATCGACACCATGCACGAAATTATGGGTATTCAAGAGCTGGCTGGACAAATAACTAAAGAAACCATCCACATAGGCCATGTTGTTATAATCCTGTATTTTCATATGTACGTTTTCATTTGTCAATGACGGCAAATTGCAAATGGGCTGTTTGCATGATTCATATTTACCAACCATGTATCGAACCGGGTCTAATAACGGCGAATACTTAATATATACCGGTCGGGAAACGACGTCTTTCGTGTTTAATCCAACCACTGTATTCATATCAACCAAATGATATGCATTGTTTAATGATATGCGATTATAATTAGATTCATCCAATGAAAACCACAAATCATAAATCGGGTTATAATTTTGCACGGATTCAATGCGAAAGGGCGAATATTCGGCTTCAATATCTTCGGCCGCAGTAACCTGACCTGTCTGTTCTAAAACATTCATTTGAATGGTTTTGTGTTTCGCGTAATGTATTGTGAATTTAGGAATTTCATTTATAGCTGATGTCATGATTATGGTCGAATCTGTATAAGTGGTGAGTACATATTTTTCACATATTCTAAACTAATGTAATTTGATTGTGTCTTAATTATGGCAGAGGCACGTTTATCCTAAAAAATCATTTTATATCTACTAATGTATACATAAAATACTATGACATTGGAACTAAAAAAATTCAATATGCGTGAGATCACGTTTAAACCCGATGAAAATAAAGGCCCAGTGGTGGTGTTGATTGGGCGCCGTGATACGGGTAAGTCATTTTTAGTCAGAGATCTCTTATTTTATCACCAGGATATCCCAATAGGCACAGTTATTTCCGGGACAGAAGCCGGTAATGGATTTTATGCTTCTCATGTACCTAAACTATTTATTCATGAAGAATACAACTCGGTTCTCATTGAGAATGTGTTACGCCGACAAAAAACGGTGTTAAAACAGGTAAATAAGGAAATCGAAACATATAAGCGTACAACAATCGACCCAAGAGCATTTGTTATTTTGGATGATTGTTTGTATGATGCATCATGGACTCGCGATAAAATGATGAGACTGTTATTTATGAATGGTCGTCATTGGAAAATCATGCTTATTATTACCATGCAATATCCGTTGGGTATCCCACCGAATCTGCGTACAAACATCGATTATGTGTTTATATTGCGAGAACCTTATTTGACCAACCGCAAACGTATATGGGAAAATTATGCGAGTATGTTTCCCACATTGGAATCATTTTGTGCGGTTATGGACCAGTGCACCGAGAACTTCGAATGTTTGGTCATTAACAACAATGCGAAATCGAACAAACTGAATGACCAGATATTTTGGTACAAGGCCGAAAATCATCCAACTTTTCGTTTGGGATCCAAGGAATTTTGGGAAATATCTAAAAATATGGGGTCAGATGACGAAGATGAGGCATATGACCCAAGTAAATCCAAAAAGAAGAGCGCACAAACTATCAATGTGAAGAAAACAAAATGGTAGGTCCACACAAATCAATCGCTGTCATCTTCTGTATTTGAACCGGATGTTGCGATTTCCATATGTATAGCCAAATCATTCTCATGAACCGAGTCCTCTTCTGTACTCGATTCATGGACCGCGTCAGCATCATCACTGTCACCATCACTGTCACCATGTTCATATGCGTCGCGTAACATGCTTAGTGTTTCTGCGTCAGCATCATCATCATCGTCGTAGTCGTCGTGATTATTGTTCGCAATATGAGGGTTAATATTACCACCGTCATCATCGTCATCATTGATATTATTGCGAGCGTCATCATCATCGTCATCGTCATCGTCGTCGTCTATATGCGGAATCAGTGTACTGTGTGGCAACATTGGATAAAATGACATTCCCGATTCTTTTTCTTCATCTTCATTGTCCTCAATGATGGTGGTATGACATGTATCATAATTCTTCGAAAATGGCAGTGTTATATATTGTGCATATCGCATGTCGTATACATATTCTAGCGGTTGTGACCTCGATTTTCCAAATCGCATTTTAATGAATTTGCGGCCAAATGTAGGTGATATTTTATGAAACCTCGATAATTGATATCGTAAATTGTTCATTGCACTACCCTTTTCAGCAATGTCCAGTGCATACGTAGAAGTATAAAACAAATGCAAATACGGTGTCATCGCTCGAAATAATACGTCATTTGGGAAATCCGGGTCAATATATATTTTTTTGGCTGTACTAATACAACTATCGTTGTAATGGCGAATCATTGTGTTTATATCCCGTCGCCGAATGGTCGTGTTATTTGTCTTTATCATCGAATTGATATGCATTTTTCGAATGAGCGCCTCGTTATTATCCCGAAACAATTTCAAATGAAAATTATGCAGGAAATATTGATGAAAAATGGTCGGCAATGTAAACATGCGATGTTTCATAAAGAAATAAATCGTATACAAATGAGATTTGTCGAATACCAAATTGTTGTATGGATTCTTAATCGGTAATGGCTCTGCGTAAATATACGGAGAATGGGTTAACGCGGTTTCAACAATATTCGTCAGGTCGCTTTTCGTGAACAAGTATTTTTTCCCAGAATGCAGTAATGGCAACACAAAATATTGGTCGGGTTCAATGGGGTTCAACAATAAATCGTGTTTGATTGCATATGTGGCTCGATTCCATTTCCATTTATATGCGAAATTACATAGCGCTCGATAGAGGCGTTGCGCTCCCCGAAATATATTGATAAATTCGGCTTTTTGTTCGGAGTTGTAAAACGGGTTGTCAAACGTATTTTTAATATATGCATACTTCGTGCTTACATAATTCGCACGTGCATGAAGATAAATCGATATAAATATGGAATATAATACATAAATGGTATCGCGGCAAAGACTGCTCACCATCTGCAGATTGACTGTAAAATATTGGGGACTGGTAATATAGTCAAATGTTAAGAATTCTGCATGTTGTGGATTGGCCAGAATATATTTCCTGTATATTATATCGCAAAATGTTGTCATATGATGTATTACAATAAATACATCATAATTTTTATACCCTTTAACATTTAATTTGAGACATTTAATGCCAAAAAAATAAGTCAAAGTTGGGTCTTTTCATACCTGCATAAAGTTTGGTTATAGACACTCGGTAAAGTGCCTTGATTACTTGTTTCTCTACATAAATAACTTGGTCTTTCTACATTATTTATCGCATTATCTGCTATTTTGTAGATATTTGATGAACCATTGCGGTCTCTATTCCACAACCCACAACCGCTCTTACAGCGTAGTAGTCCATGAATTAACCGCATTTCATCGCATTTTATTTCTTTCTTTGGTTTCGGTCTTGGATTTTGCATGACTCTAAACTTTTCACATACTCCACCATTACAATTAGAACATTTACAACTGGTTCTAAATTCATCAACCAAAAATACTTTATAATTATTTTTTCTAAACAATGTCCGTATTCCTATTCCTAATGTTGGTTCTTTGAATTTCATTTGTTTTCTCTGTTCCCAATCTCCAATACAAATCACAACTTCTTCTGGATTACCATACATCTTCCTAAAATTACTAATCATTTTTTGCTCGTTGCGTTTGATATTGATGTATTTACCAAATTTCAACTTACGAAATAATTCCTTACGATAAAACTGAAACAAAATATGGTTTATTCTATTCTTTTCTCGTATATATTCTTTATATTTTGTAATTTGTAGCGATTTACGATTGAAATGTGATAATTCGGTTTCATAGTCTATAATTGTCTTCCCTTCAATCTTATTAGTTTTCATAGCGAGAATGATATTGTTGTATTTTTTCAGCTTGGTTTCCTTTCTTCGTTGATTTTGTGAATACCGAAATACATTTGCATCTTTGGAAGCATTGTCTACACAATAAATCAAATCGTCTTTACCTGGATCGATTCCCACAATTGTCTTATTTTGCAAAGCGGAATAATCATCTAATTCATCAATATATAATTCTCTTGCTATCCCATTCTTCATCATAGGTAATTTCTTACCAACCAAATCATTGCGCAAAAATAAAATGCTTAATGCAACGCCATCAGTAGAAACCATATGATGAAACGAATACCCAGTTTTGCAAAACATTTTACGTTCTGTTCTAAAAAAGAACTCCCATATTTTATCTTCGTTCTTTTTTAATTCTCCCTTTGTTTTGTAAAATGCTTTTGTTCCATGTTCCTTTCTCAATAATAAATTAACTAATGTAGTTGTATCTAATCGTATGTATTTTGGTGCAATTTCACTTCGTAGAGGAAATACGTTATTTACACTTTCACCATCATTTTCAACTCGTTTCATCATAAAAATCATACATGGAAAATAATCCATGGGCGAACATTTCAAATCATAGTAAATGCTATTCTTTTCGTATTTCTTTTTTCTGGGTAATATATTATGTTTTTGTTCTGTAATCCAGGTATGGTAATGAGGACTGGATTGATATGGGTTTCCATCCATATTCAATAAATCATTTTTGATTTTGCGTAATTCACTACAAAGGTTTCTTACTCGCGCTTCACGCTCTTTTTGTGTTTTGTCTAATTTTCGTATCTTATCAACAATCATTTTCTTTTTCCAAACAACGTTTACATATCGCTCTACATATTCTACATAATGTAATTGTATGTTGTTCTTATACATCGTGATAACATCTTCTTTCAAATAATCTAAAATAGTATTCAGTCCAGCATAATCAATTCGGTCATTCTGTGTAAGTGGTAAATAGTGCTGGTTAAAAAATGATATGAGTGTATCTTTCAATTCGATTGTTTCTTTATTTGCCGGTTTGCCTCTTTTTTCGGCTTTCTCACCGCAAACAACTTTCATAGAGTTATTTATTAACTCTTTGCTTATGTCTGGTAATGTTTGTGAATTATTTTCGTAATAATCCAACAAATACAATTTAAGAAATTGTAAAGTATGAATAACAATCTTATTAGATTTCACAACAGCATCATTTAGTATTTTTGTATTGATTTCGGGATGCTTCAATACACTTTTAAGCGAAGTTTTAATGGATTTGAAAAACTCTGGTGGTTTTTCTTTTGCCTTTTCCATTCTATATACTATACAAAGATATTATTTTAAGTAAGTTTCCCTAAATATAATATATTAAGTAAAAACCCCTAAACTTTCGTAAAAATATATATTGGCGATTTTATCCATTTTCCATTTACTTTGAATTGGTGTTCGTTATTTTCTATTGTATATTTAGATTTGGTAAGAGATTTGACAATAGATAACCAAGGACGTTTTATTCGCTCTGGTTCTCCAACTGCCTTCATATTGTTAAAAGCAAACCATTTCCGTATTTCTGGTATAAGTTCCATGAGTTGCCTTTGCATGTCTTCATTTTTGTCTAATTCGTAAAGTGTATATGTGTTTTTATTTTCCAAATCTAATATGCTAATAATTTTGTCTGTAATATCATCTTGTTCTTTTTTATACAATTCACTTTTTAATCTCATTTCGTTGCTATATAATTTACATAAATAATTTTAAGTAAATTATGGTATATATTTTGTTAATTTGCACTTGCGGGCGTGCCATTTTAAATGTTCAAGGGTGTATATCGTTATAAGTTATTTTCTATTGTTGAATATGCGTACGATTATGGGTCGATTAGTCGACACTCTCGAGTGTGTCCACCAAATTGCTGTTCTGTTCCATTAACAACTCGTTGCGCAACTTGGTAGATTCGGCATTGGCCACATCGCGCTCTTCGAAGTTCACCGTCTCCTTTACACCGACTAGATTTCCATCAGCATTCATTGTTTGGGTGAGCACGTTTCCGCTCGCCTTTGCCTTCTCGATATTCTCCATAATCGCCTTCTTCTTTGTTTCGCGCACGCGCTCTTCGAATTCCTTCTTCGCCATCTCCTCGTTCTTCATCTTCTCCTTGTGCAATGCGTTCAACTCCTCTTCCATGTGTTCTACACGACCCGTCTTATACGCATCCGGATCCCATGGAATCCACACACCCACCGGACCTACGAAAATATCGTGGTTGGGGTCGTGTTCGCGCAACTTCTTGCACTTCTGTTCTGCCTCTTCCTGAGACGCAAATACACCGCGCACCTTGAGACCGCGCACCGATGTTTGGAAGGAATGTTCTCGGTTGAACTTCTCGTTCAATGCGTCTTCTTGCTTGTCCATGAAATTCTTGTAATCGTCTTCAATGCCACTTTTCTTTAGCTTTGATGATTCCTCTTTTACGAAATCGTTGAAATCCGCAATAAGCGTATCCACATTCATGTTGTGTTTATATGCAACGAAATGGATGAAATCGAAGTATCGTTCCATGGATTTAGAAAACTCCCAGTTCTTGATGAATTGGTCGAACAAATACACTTCGCGCTTCTTCAATATTTTTTCCGGGGATACAAACGATAGGCATGCAAATTTCTGCCCAGCGACGGGGGCATCTTCATCGCACAAATCTACATATTTAGGATTTGTAGACCCATTTGCCAGTGTTTTCTTCTCGAATGACGACATTATATGTTGTATTCCAACATTATATTTAAGTGTTTTCTACATAACATAATATTTGTATATCAAAATCCGGATATTGACAATTTCGTTTCACTTCGTTTCATTTCATTTAGAATGAATTATTTTATTTTAATATAATATATATTCGACATGACCGAAATGTTTGACATGAACGAGCTTTTGAAGCGTGCCATCAAATACTTGATTGAGGGTTTGGCTGTGGCGATTTGCGCCATGTTGATCCCCAAGAAGGCGTTGAGCGTTGAGGAAATCATTGTGATTGCTTTGACTGCCGCTGCCACATTTAGCATTTTGGACGTGTTTATCCCCTCCATGGGATCCAGTGCCAGAAACGGTGCCGGTATGACACTTGGTAGCACATTGGTGGGTGGTATTCGCATTGCCGCTTAAGCCTTGAAAATTAATATTTTTACATCGCATTATGTAATAATATTACAATAGTTGGTTGATTTGGTCGACTTGTCTGTCAAATCATACGGTTGGGAAGTATTCCCAGTCCAGGTCATTACATACCTTTTTCCATATCATATCTTGCTCTAATTGCTTCTCTCGGTCCTTCATCATGGGAATATAGGGCAAATATTGGGTCTGGTCCAATAAAACACACAGCTGGTGTAATGTATACGTATAGTTGAAAAAATTGGTTCGGTTCGGCGGACAGTGAATCGCCCACGGTTTCTGTATTTCGATGAAGAGAACACATAGCGTCTCGTGCAATTCTTCGTTCATAATAGGGGGTTTAATGCCGAATAAAGAATTAATATATTGAATATGTTCGAAATACTTGTTGAAGCCTAGTTTCCGCAACATTTCGCGCATTTTGTCGTAGTTGATGAGAGAGACGTCCTTGATTCGCTCCTTTTTAATGCGCGCCTTGATCGCATCAATCACTTCATCGGGTATTTGCGTGGTTTCTTTGGCTTGGAATTGGGATAAGATTTCTTTGAAATGGTTGAGACGGATATAGGCGGTGTAAGAGACCTCATTCGGCGGCTCCTTGTTGGTGGGTTTGGAACTATCGACAATGTAGGTCACGAATTTGCCACAGGCGGTGTTGTTACAAATTAATATGCCTTCTTCGTCTTGGGGGATGAGTTCTCCGCGTTGACATGTTTCACATACGTCGGTCGAGACGATAAAGTCTTGGATATTGGCAATCTCATTGGTGACATTTCGCCAGTAATGTTGGTAAGATTGCTTGGATTTTGCGTATTTGTCGCTATTGGCATCAGCCGAAGATGATTGTGTGGCCTTGATTTTAAAGAAAGAATTGAGAACATTGGAGTTTTGATTGAGTGTGTTTGAATCGACGGAGATTTGCTTCTTTTGCTCAAAATAATCGAAGATGTGTTTGGAATTATTGAGCAAATAATCCTTCTTTTGTCGCGTGAGGGTTTTGACTTCTTGACCGATGTATTTGATTCTGTCGCGCATGTCCATGTACTCGTCATATTGGCTTTTCGACAGGGTTTTGATTTTCAGTTTTAGGTTCTCCTTTTCTTCGAGAAGTTTCGGGATGGTTTCTGACTCGATTTTATGGAATCTATCTAGGAGTTCGGTATGTTTGATGTCAATTGTATGTAGGCCGGGCGTTTTTTGCGGATTGCCCTTCTTTTGATTCGAATTCATGGAGAACTAGTTTAGTATTAGTTATCTATGTGTTTTTATGTTGCTTTTTTTGAATTGGATTATTTGGAGTTTTTGAGCTTTTATTTTTTCTGTGACGCCTTTTTGTATATCGTTTTTTTGCGTAATGCCTATGTGTACGTCGCTTGTTCCGTGCATTTTTACCACCATATTCGGGAATGAAATTTTCAATGTCTTTTGGCTGCATGTATCGTGCATATTGCAGTTCTTCTTTAGATATAGACGGTGCAATCTTAGAACATGAATAATCTATAATATTTAGGTGGCATTTGTCACGTCCAACTATATCTTTGATAATACGTATCAGGTCACTTAATCGTATAATGTCACTGGATGACGATAACAATGGTGGTATTATGGGTTCTCTATCATTGTTGAAAATTTTTGCAAATTGGATTAAATCGCCGTGTTGTAATAAATTCAAATTCAGCAGAGTCTTGTCCACCGGATAAATTAAATCTAATTTAGTATTATCTATTTTTTTATGCACGGAAATAACATAAATACCAATAACATCGGGTAAAATACATTGTATCATTCTAGCAAAAACTCCTTCTATGCCCGTTCCAAATGCCTTATCAAACTGGATATTATCAAATATTTTGCAACTATTTTCGGTAGATTCTTCACCAAAAAACGATTTTATATAATCCGCATATGCCGGACGTATACGTTCTGCAGCGGTTTGCATGACCGGCATCGTTGTATTATTTAAGTTTTGTTGAAACATCTTATTTAAATATTTGCGATGACTGTCCCGAATCTCATTATTACCTAACGCAGCTTCGCTAAAAATTCCTGCTAAACTTAATAAATTCACATTTTTAAAAATATCCTGTTTCTCGGGTATTATATTTAATTCAATTACTTCTCCGTGCATCATCACAAGAATCGTAATTATATGCGCACCAATATCAATACACTGTGCCATTCTCTGAAATAAGTGTATATTTTATTCTCTGCCGTCAATGTCATAGTACAAAATTATGTGAAAAATTGAATTGGGACAACGTTATCAACCGAATGCATCAAAAGTAATTAACAATCAGTTATAAATGTCTGCGTGCAACAGTATGGAAATGATGAACTCAACGGTTGTGGCCGGAGGTGGTAGTGGGAGCTGGATCGATGCAAACGCATATCAAATATTTACAGCATGCATGTGGGCGTCTATTGTGAGTGGGGCGATTTATACGGCCAGTTGGGCAAAAAAACGGTTCACCCAACTGTATCGTGATATTGGCAACCAACAAGAAGAAATAATGGCATACACGAGCGTGAAAATAGACAATTTCATGGACAAATACAATGATGTTCTCAATAAACTCGAAGACGACTGTCTAGAACTACGCGGACATGTGATTGAACTCGAAAAACGCGTGGCCTATTTACAGGCGATTGTGCCGACCGAAATCACAATGAAACGCGTCCGGGATGATGCGAATGCCAATTATGCGAATTTGGGTCAGCGCATTAGCAGTCTGCAGAGCCAACATATTCGAGATATACACGAGCTGAATGACATTCATCAGTCGAAGCGTGATGAATTGGCGGGAACATTATCCAATCTAACTGCACGATTTGATTCTCACCTAGAAAACTATTTATTAACTGCACGATATGTGCAAGAAGATGACGAATATAAGCAGGTGTTGATTGGATACAGACGTTATAATGTCAACAATGGATGCTATGAAGACCCGATATTTTGTCCAAGATACACAACCGATTTTGATAAATATCTTGGACATCATTCGTTTCTATTGTTAGATGGTCTCGCTCAACTACCTCTACACAAACCATTTATATTTGCGGATTATTATTTCAATAGTCGCACGGTTAGTAATAGTTGCAAACATGTATCTATATTTATTGACATTCACTGGAATAGTATCGCACATGCCGCTTCAAATTATCCAGATGAGATTACAACCAGCCATTTGATAAATGAAACATACAACAACGCTTACAAAAAGGTGCAAGAATATTGCGAAAAGATTGGTGTAAAATGTGTGTAAAAAAGCGAACAATAAATGAGATGAGCAGAGCAGTGGAAAAATAAAAAACGTGTACCTAATGTTATACGTTTTTTCTTTCAATGGTGTGTTGATGGATTATTATTTTGTTTTTCTGGAATGTAGATTTTTGCGTGTTTGTTTATGTTTGATGTAGGAAATACGCTTTGTTCTGTTTTTGGAGTGGCGTTTATTTAACCTACTTCCACCACGTTCTTCTCCAAATCCTTGGGATTGGGTACCTTCTACCGGACCTACGACACGAAGTCCGGGTGTAGTCTCTTCTGTCTTAGTGGATTTCCGTTCTTGTTCATCGGTATCTGACGAGAGATCCTGGGAGAGACTTTGCGAAGAGTCGACTGTTGAAGGTGACTGTGACCTAGGCCGTTTGGTACCAAATTCGTTCGTACCAGGAGTAATAACGCTGATGGTTTTACCAGATTCTGTCGTACCGGATTCTTCATGATCTTTTCCCTTTGGTGTCAACATACCAGCTTCTTCATTTGTTACGAATTGCGTTTCTAAACCTGTACCTGAATTTGATTGTGTTGCCGGATAACGCAAAGCAGTTGTTTCAGCTGAACTAGCAGAAACATCAACTAGTTTTATATCATGTAATGAAATAAGTATTTCTTCCATTGAATGTGATAATCTGGTCATTAACATTTCAAATGTGTCAGGGTCGCTATTATATTCATTCAATAACTCGTTACCATATGTAGTTTGATAAAACCAGTTTTTAAACTCGTATATAAGGGTATCGAGCGGTTTTGCATCTTCTTTATCTTCATCTAGTGTCTCATCTGCATGTGCGGTCTCATTCTCGTTTAAATCTTCCCAGACCAAAATATCATCGTCTCCTTTGGTTGGTGCGCCACCTTTATTGCCGCGACTCTTGGACACTTTAGATCCTACCTTCGGTTGTGACGATTTAACGACCTTGCCTGTATTTTTCCCCGTGCTAGCAGGTTTGGTTACAGTTTTAATTATCTTGGCTTTCTTTTGTAATTTGTTTGTAATAACATCTAAATGTCCAGTAATCGCTACTATAATCCTACTCACGTTAAATGCCATTTTGCTACTTGCTTTCGACTTTGCCATTTGTTCATTCGCTGCTTGACACCACGTTTGTGTACCGGTCTCAATATTTTTGTACACTTTGGCTCTGTGTTCGTATTTTTGTTCGGGTGACATAGAGTTATATTTTTCAGTAAGTGCGTTACGGATAGGGTTGTATTCAGATGCATGTTGGTCTAGATCGTTTACCGGAAATATAGCATCAACTATAGCATTAACGCCATTAATATCAACTTCCCAACCTTTCGTTGAATGTAATTTCACCCCTATATAATTTGATTTCCTTCTATTACACTCAACACATGCAACGTAATAAGATGCCCAATAAAACTTCGCAAATCCACCCGACTTTAACATACCTGCTATGTATGACGCCATGATCGCAGAAACATGCTCGCAATCGCCACATGGCGTCGTACCATCTAAAAATTCTGTAGTAGTCGAATCGCTTTTCGTGCGATGTTCTTGGGTAGATTTGCCACTATAAGACATTACGTCGGTATTACATATCCAACATTTACCACAGTATGCCGCTCTATCAGGAGTAAAATTTACAGTTTGTTGTCTCATTTTGCCAGCATTTGCATCAAATAATAACATGTTAGTTTTAGATGTCCAATCTGTAACTTCCTTGTGGACGGTTTTCGCTTGGGGAAGATCGTCAATTATTGAATTACCGATTTCGGTTTGCGTTTTATAATAGCTTATTCTAGCATCATCACCAATTCCGTGGTGGACACGGGCTTTTATAGCATTGGCACACTCAGCTTCTGGTGTGGACTGTGCGATTGCACTACGTACTCCACCTGCATCTATACCATAATTTTCACTTAAATATTTGTTTGCAGCTTCAGTGACTTTGTCTTGAAAATCTGCAGCAGTTATGACTCCACCATTCTTTTTGATACTTAATAATTGTTTCAAATAGGCAGCAAAATATGCAACAAATGATGGATTTAGTTTTTTTACCATATGTTAAGTGTTAATTATATAATATGTTTACACATAAAAACTCGTATCCTCTAATAAAACACAATCTAAACCTCATATATAACTCAACACGAAATCATGTCATCTCCTAAAACGATTGGTCTGCCCAATCATATGCAATTGTCCAAACCTGCCTTTCAAAAGATGTTGTTTATCACCAATGCATTGGAGCAGGGGTGGACTGTACGCAAATCTCAAGACTCCTATATTTTCACCAAAAAGCATGAGAACCGACAAGAGATATTCCAAGAGAATTATTTAGAAACATTTGTGGCATCGAATTTGTCGGTGGATTATGTGTTAAGTGGTCCGGCATAACTGACCAACCACGGCAGTGTTTTATACCAGCGAAGATTTAAAATGGTACGCTCCTACGGAGCGTCATTTCAAAACGTTACTGGTATCTGGCCATTGAGAAATTAAAATGGGACATTTTAATTCTTCAATGGTTTAGACATTTTGAAAATTCAGTGATTGTAACCACAAATATAGTAATTGTGAATTAATATCTCTGGTTAATATGAATACGCAGGCGATTATATGAGAACCATTAAAAATACATGGGGTCTCGGGAATTTCGTCATGTGAATCATTTATTTAGGGGTGTTTCCAAAAATAAAAAGGACTGCTTTTTATTTTTATTTTAATTTAATTAATTCAATTCTTCCAAAATTATTTTCTTTGGATACAATATAATCCATAAAATATGGCTGGTGGTTTGATGCAACTCGTCGCCTATGGCGCCCAAGATGTGTTCCTTACCGGAACCCCCGAGATTACTTTCTGGAAGGTGTCCTACAGACGCCACACCAACTTCGCCATGGAGTCTATTGAGCAGACTTTCTCTGGCCAGGCCGATTTTGGCCGCCGTGTGACATGCACAATCAGCCGCAACGGTGATTTGGCTTACCGCACCTACCTCCAGGTGACTCTCCCCGAGATCAACCAGAACATGGCTAATACTACTGGTCCTACCGGTGTGTATGCCCGTTGGTTAGATTTTGTTGGTGAGCAGTTGGTTGCCCAGGTTGAGGTGGAGATTGGAGGTCAGCGCATTGACCGCCAGTACGGTGACTGGATGCACATCTGGAACCAGCTTACTCTTTCCAAGGAGCAACAGGCGGGTTACTACAAGATGATCGGTAACACCACCCAACTTACCTACATCACTGACCCCGCCTTCGCTGATGTGTCTGGCCCCTGCGCTGCCGGAGGACCTGCCCAGGTGTGCGCTCCCCGCAAGGCTCTTCCTGAGACCACCCTTTACGTGCCTCTTCTTTTCTGGTTTTGCCGCAACCCCGGACTTGCCCTTCCCTTGATTGCCCTTCAGTACCACGAGGTGAAGATCAACATTGATTTCCGCCCCATTGGTGAGTGCTTGTGGGCCGTGTCTGCTTTGGGTGCCGGTGCCAAGACTGTTGCCGCTGCTTACCAGCAATCCCTCGTGGCTGCTTCCCTCTATGTTGACTACATCTTCCTCGACACTGATGAGCGCCGCAAGATGGCCCAGAACCCCCATGAGTACTTGATTGAGCAGCTCCAGTTCACTGGTGACGAGTCTGTCGGTTCTTCTTCCAACAAGATCAAGCTCAACTTCAACCACCCCTGCAAGGAGTTGGTGTGGGTTGTTCAGCCTGATGCCAACGTCGACTACTGCTCTTCCCTTGAGGCTAACTCCCTCTTGTTCAAGACCCTTGGTGCCCAGCCCTTCAACTACACTGATGCCATTGATGCCCTCCCCAACGCCATCCATGCCTTCGGTGGATCTGCTTCCGTCTCTGGTGTCAATCAGTTCGTGAACGCTTCTGGTCTTTTCCAGATGGCGGGTGCCGCTGATAACGATGCCTCTGGTATTACTGCTGGTCACCAGCTTGGTAACGCCATTACTGATCTCGGCTCCGTGTTGTCTGATGCCGGTACCTTCGTGTTGGCTGAGTCTGCCCTTGACATGCACTGCTGGGGTGAGAACCCTGTGGTCACTGCCAAGCTCCAGCTTAACGGCCAGGACCGCTTCTCCGAGCGTGAGGGTTCTTACTTCGACGTTGTGCAGCCCTTCCAGCACCACACCCGTGCCCCTGACTGCGGTATCAACGTGTACTCCTTTGCCCTTCGCCCTGAGGAGCACCAACCCAGCGGATCTTGCAACTTCTCCAGAATCGACAACGCGGTTCTTCAGTTGGTGCTCTCCTCCGGAACTGTGTCTGGTGTCAACACTGCTAAGGTCCGTGTGTACGCTGTTAACTACAACGTTCTCCGCGTTATGAGCGGCATGGCGGGCGTAGCTTACTCAAATTGATCGAATGGTGTGACCTTCATCATTTGCGTGACCTTCAAACTAATAAAATGGGTTTTACCCACAAAAACAAAATAAAAAATATTATAATGTAAAATATTAATTTAT